AGGGGCTACTAATGGAGATGTTGTTGGAGCAGGTACACAACCGACAGCATTAGATAATCTAAAACCACCAGCACCACCACCTCCAGCACCAAAGTTTCCACCAGAACCACCACCTGCAATAACTACATAATCTACTCTATTAAGTGGGGCTGATGAAGCTGCACAACAAACTGTAAAAGTTCCTGGGCCTGTAAAAATATGTGTTTTAAAACTACCTGAAGTTACAATAGTACCACCTGATGCTGTTATATAAGTTTGTATACCAGTTGGGCTAGTTGTTACTGATTCTTGGGTTGTTAGCCAACCTTGTGTTCCATCTACATAAACTAAAAGTATTGACCCACCCTCATTTCCTACAGTTGGGTCTGCAGCATTACCTCCACCAATTTTATCTGAACCATTTGGATTTAAAGTAACAGCATTATTTTGCCAAGTTCCTGCATAATCTTTTAAACCTACAATATCACCAGCACTTCCTGCAGGTAAATTAACTGTTACTGTTCCACCTGTTGTATTAACAAAATAACCCTCTCCACTAACTGCAGTAAAGGTTGTTGTCTTTATACTTCCTGTTTGCCAATCAACAGTTCCTGCTCTTCCAAATCCTGATTGAGAAGCACCACTTGCTAAAGATACTGTATCTCCACTTTGACCAAGTGTAATTGTTGTCCCGCACTTATTAATTATATTAGTGCCGGGTTGATTTTGTACGTTGTCTACTTTTATTGTTGATGCCATAATTTTATTTTACCATACCTTATTTATATTTATACCTAATTATTACTATACCTGAACCTCCAGCTCCTGATGTTCCAGATGGATTATTAGCTCCACCGCCACCACCACCAGTATTTACAGTTCCTGCAGTTCCTGATCCATTTTTATTAGTACCTGCACCTCCACCACCAGTTCCTCCAGCAGCAGCAGTTCCACACATATACGCACCTCCTCCGCCTCCACCTGAATAAGCTACTGGACTTGCTATAATATTTGTTGTTGCACCTGCACCACCTGCACCGCCAGTTGGTCCTGATCCATTTGTTCCTGCAACAGTTGCTCCACCTCCACCTCCACCACCATAGGAGGGTGCACTTCCAGCACCATCACCGCCACCTAATCCTTGAGCAGGAGTTACTGGTGGAGTATTTCCTGCTCCTCCAGGATTAGAACTGCAAGAACCACCTCCTCCTGAACCACCAGCTAATCCAACAGCATTAGCTCCACCACCTCCTCCACCATGAGATGTTATTGTTGAAAAAGTTGATGTACTTCCAGCACTTCCTGGATTTAAAGGAGAAGAAGCAGAACCGCCACCTCCAACTGTAATTGGAAAGTCTGCTGCTGTAACTGTAATTCTATTTCCTGGTGTTGCATATCCATCTAATGGACTAGCTGTATATGGTGTTGCTGGAGATTTTGTTTCTCTAAATCCTCCTGCACCTCCACCTCCACCACCATTGTTATTATTGTTTCCAGAACCGCCACTTGCACCACCAGCTACTACTATATATGAAACTAAATTATTTGCTGCACAAGCTGCTACACTACACACAGTAAAAGTTCCTGGTCCTGTAAATTTATGAATTTTGTCATCTCCAGACTCAGTTATTGTACCACCTGTTGCTACCATAAAAACCTCACCTATATAACCAGTTCCCTCTTCAACTGATTTCCACCCTTGAGTTCCATCTACATAAACTAAAGTCATACTTAAATTATTAGTACTTAATACTCTATTTCCTGCATTATTATCTAAATTTGATCCATTTCTATCTATTGTTAAATTATTGTCAGCAAAAGTTCCTGCATAATCTTTCAGAGCTACAATATCTCCTGCTGTTGGACTTGCTGGTAGGGTAATATTAAAAGCTCCACCTGTAGTATTACAAAAATACCCTTTTCCATTTACTGCTGTAAAGGTTGCAGTCTTAATACTTGATGTCTGCCAGTCAACAGTTCCTGTTCTTCCAAAACCTGATTGACTAGCACCAGTTCCTAGAGTTACTGTATCACCAGATTCACCTAGTGTTAAAGTAGTTCCGCATTGTGGTGCAACTGTATTTACTTCTATTTTACTCATTATACTATTACCAACGTCCCTGTTACTGTTATTGTTGCCGGAATAGTTATTGGGCCTGCAAGAACTGCATTTTCAACAGTTTGAGTCCCATCAATCGTTGCTGCTTGATTAGGTATAAATTCATTAGGGCTATACTGCCCTCCAATATATTGGATTCCATTTATTACTGCCGTCATAATTCCTCCTACGAACTAATTGTATCGATGTATGATAAACAAACATCTAATGAACTTGCGGTATCACTAACTGCTTCTAATACATCACCACTAGCTAAAACAATCTTAGCTCCGCCTTGGATTAATTCGATAGCTGAATTAGGTGGAATTACAACTCCTTTTGCTAAAAAGTAGTCTGCTCCTCCTTTTGCAATTTTAACATCAATTTTAATTGTCGATGTTAAAACATTACAACATCTAATTCCTATAACTGCATCATAATTTCCTGCAGTTAAAATAGTAGTATCTCCTGTTCCAATGACTCGAGTTAAAGTGTTTCTAAAATCTTGTGCCATATTTTTTTCCTAACTAAAGTGCGACCGCCATTGCTAATGCAAAACCTGCGCTCGCTGCTCCCACCGGGTTTCCGCTTGCATCTAAATAAACTGTTTTACTAGCGGGCATTGTACAAAAAACGTCTTTAGTGCCTGAAGTAAAATTTACTGCTGCATCTGAATTAGAACTAGAGATAACCTCTGTTCGTGCAAGGTTTGCACTAGATCCATCTAAAGTTCCTCTTCCAACTTCCCATTGAGTTGTACCAGTATTAAAAATAGCATAGTAAGTTTCATTATTATTACCAATGCCTGCTGCAAAAGTTTCAAAACCAGACACAACTCCTGCCAGTGCCATTGCACCGGTACCAGTTGTAGTACTAGTTTCTTTTACCCTATCATTTATTACTAAAGCCATTTTTTATCTCCTATTAACTCATACTTAAAATAGCATTACTTGGTGTAGCCGGATCAGGGAAAGTAACTTTAAATGTACCATTAGTACAAGTTTTGTTTCCTCCAAAATCTAACACAACAACTAATCTATCAGCTGTACTATCTACTGTTGAACTATTATAAATTACTCCATAAGCTGCAGTGAAAGTAGCAGATGTCCATTCAGAATCTGCAAAGTCAACAGATGCTACTGCAGTTGCACTTGCTACTGCTTGTGAAGTTAAAGTATTACCACCTGTAGAATATCCAGTTCCAGACGTTCCTACTTGATTCGCAGTTCCTGAAGTGTAAACTGTTGAAGCAGTAGAATACGGTGCACCAGATCCAGCTGTATACAAAGCTAATTTAAAAGTGTTTCCTCCAGAAGCAAAATCATGATTGCCTGAAAATAAAGCACCTCTAAAAGAGAAAGGTATTACATTTGCCATATTTATTTATCTCCTTAATAATCTGATGGACTTGGTGATTTAAGAGGTGTACGAATAACTCCATCTTGGTATTCGTCCCTACGTCTTCGACCTTGTTGTTCAATCGCATACGTTTGTAAAGCATCATTAAATTGCTGCTGATAGTATTGTACCATATCTGCTGGTCCTTTCAAGTACCCATATGTATTTATCAGAGAAGCATATAAAAGCAAATCTTGATATTTATTTGATAGATATGTTCCAGCAGAACTTGGTGAAATCGTAGTTAAGCTTTCTGGCTGTTTAATATAAGCCATTGTAATTTCATAAGCCGCATTTGGAGTAGGTGCGACAACCCAATAATTAGCGTCCCAATTAGCATAATATTTAGGAATTCCTGATTGAGTGCTAGGAGTATCATAATAAGTAGCCATATAAGATGGGTCTTTTTTTTCTAAAAAAATTTGAACATTTGGTGTAACAGTAGTATCCTTAAGTTGAACATATCTAATAATTCTTAAATTAGCTGGAATATTCATATATCTATTTCCAATAACTAAGTTTGAAGTATCATAAAATCTATTGTCATCATTGTCTGCAGATCTATATATTTTGTTTTCTGCATTTACAATTAATCCATCTAAAATCGAATCTGTTAATACTGTGCTACTAACCTCAGTATGATTTCTAATATCAGCTCTTAAATTGTCTATAGTATATGCCATAATTATCTCGGATACTGATTAGTTTGATTTGGTGGTCCACCAAAAACAAATGCTCCGCCTCCTGTTGCTGTTGAAGTTGCTGCATTAACTAAAGCTAAAGTAAAATAATTACTTACAGTTCGAGCTCTCC